ATAATACTATAAAATACAAATATAATTCGCCAATAATATTTTTTACTGCTATTCTCTTCATTAAAATAATAGGATTCCCATAAATATGAAAAAAAAGTAAATGCAATATAAATAGCAGAAATAATATATTTGTTTTTGGATAGTAAAAATGTCCAAAAAGACCTGAATGTAGAAAAATAGTGCTTGTAATTATAGAAAAATATAAAGACAGCTAATACAGTAACGTAAATTATACTATTATTCCAATAAGGATCATTAATAGCGGTGTCTTCTATGGGGGTGTTATTTAATTTTATTAGTATTAAATCACCTAAATATAAATTATAGCATAAACCAAATAAAAATGGAATAATAAAACTATTTTCATATAAAAAAAGAATTGTTATAATACCAATCATAAAAATTTTAATACTTTCAGTTAAATAAACACTGCATGTCAGTTTGTTATCTACAATTTCATCATATGTTTTAATAAGACAACCAAATAAAAATGACAATGCAAAAACCATATATACTTTTTTATTATTCTGATAGGGTATATTTATTATCATGATGGTTGATAATATAATCACATTATAATTATATTATCAAATTTTATCGTATTTTATATATAAAATTAAAAAATTATAATATAAAATAAAAATGTCATAATATATATGATATATTCGCTTTTATATATATTTATATATTCTAATGCGAATAATATAATAAATAATTTATATGTATCCAATTTTTCTAATATAATAAACAATGAATTAATTCAACAAAATACTAATTTTTATTATTCTATTATGAACATTAATAAATTCGGTTTATCTATATATTTTATTTATTTGATTAAAAATATTATTTATTATAATGCAACCAATAATTATTCAATTCTATTAGCGCTAATTTATATAAAATATACATTAAATATTCTTTTGCAGAATAATATGACACTTTATGAATACGAAATCAACAGAAATATTATGTGGTTATTTGCGACACCATTAATGCTTAAAATGTATTGTGATGTTAATAAATTTAATATATACAAAATAAATATACAATATCATATTGTACCAGTATTAATAAATATATTTATTTATCCTTATTATAATAGTAAAATTTATTATTGTTTTATTGGTTTTTCATGGATATTAGTTATAATTTTTATGAAATCATTGTATGAAAGACGCTCATTGTTATTTACTAATATATATTTATTTATATGGTTCATGTTTATGTTAATCAATTTCATGGAATTAACAAATATAACTAATAAATATAATATTATTTTGTATTATTCGTTTGCGGATATGTTAAGTAAAATTATGGCGAGTATAATAATTAATGATTATAATGAAAGAGAATTAATGCAAATAAATAATATGGATTTACAATCTGTACAGTTTATAACATATTTGATTAAATATATAAAAAAATATGAACATGAAACTGCAATTATAAGCGAACAATGTAATAATTTTATTAAATTTACAGTAAATAAATTATTAATGAGAATACCAGAAAATAAAACTATACTGGAACAAGAGTTATTAAAAAAAATATTACCGTTAGATTTAGATAAAGAGTATATAACAAACGCAAATACAAACGCAAATACAAACGCAAATACAAACGCAAATACAAACGCAAATACAAACGCAAATACGTACGCAAATACGTACGCAAATACAGATGTAAATACAAACGCAAAACAATATGATATGATATGTATTCTTTTTTCTGATATAGTGAATTATACAGAATTAGCAAAAAAATATAACAATGACATTATTTTTCAGTTACTCAATAATATATATGTTGCGTTTGACAAAATAATAAAAAAATATCCACATTTGCAAAAAATAGAAACAATTGGCGATGCTTATATGGTAGTAGGTGACATTTTTAGAAATGATATTAATCATAAAATTGTTATAAAAGAAATTATATTGTTTGCATTTGATATTATTAAAGAAATAAAAACAATAAAAACACCACATGAAAATGAGCTGTTAATTCGTATTGGAATAAATATGGGATCTGTTAGTATAGGAATACTAGGCACTGAAATACCACGTTTATGTGTTGTGGGTAACGCTGTAAATGTTGCATCTAGATTACAATCTACTGCCGAAATTGATAGTATTCAATTTTCTAGGCATATATATGAACAATTAGAAGAAATAGAATTTGATATAAAATTTGAAATTATAAAAAAAGAGAATGTATTTTTGAAAAATTTGGGTTCAGTGACAACCTACAATATTTCGCCAAACTAATTAGGTTTTGTAAAAAGATAAATATATTGATTATGTCGTGATTTTTCTATATTACCCATATCTATCACACCTTGTAAAATAAATCCTTCATTTAATGCCATACTATTTATTTCATCGATTGACTCCATATACAATGTATGTGTATTTTTTCTAACTAGTTGATTATCATTAGTGCTTTTTTTGAATGTTTCATTAATAGTAGCATAATGGTTTTCGTTATTGATTTCAAAAATAGAAGAATAGTCCATATTATAGTTTGGAATAGCCACTTTGTTTTGAATAATTCGAGCGTTACCCATTGGTTTTTCTGAATTTTTATCATTATTGAATAATCCACTCGATGGAATAGTGTAATTAAAATTATTTTTATCAACCAGATGTACTAATAAATAACCACCAGGCATTAACCAATTCATACAGTTTTGGAAAAATGCTGATTTGTTTTGTATATAATATATGGTAAAATCCATACAATTTATATGTGTAAAACTGTTTTGATTAAATATGTTGATATCAAGAACATCACCATGAATGAAATTATTCGCAAGTGCAGGATAATTTTGTTTTGCTTTTTTTATCATAGAAGGTGAAATATCTATACCTTTAACAATATATCCGTTTGATGCTAAATTACCTACATAATGACCAGTGCCGGAACCAATGTCTAAAATAACACTTTCACTTGTAGGATTTGTATTGTTTATTAGTACTCCAATTTCATATTTATTTTTAAATTTATAATAAAGTAAATCATCGTATATATTTGCATAAAAATCATCATAAACATCACTCATACTAGATTTAACCGAAAATTTGGAATCTAAATACAAATCTGTACTATTTAATTCTGATGTTATATCATTATTTAAATAACTAAAATTACTAGTAAATCCTTCCTGTTTTTGTGATTTATTAAATGATTTGGATATGAAAAATATGACAGCAAATAATATAAAAAATAGTAATACTTTACCCCATGCAGATGTATGCTTGTATAAATCACCAAAAGATTCTATAATATTGTTCATGATAGTATTTTTAAATTTAGTCATTTTGTATTATATATAGGTTTGTATTATAAATTATAAATTATAATTGTAAATTCTATTTTTATATAGGGATTTTTAGTTTTTTTATTGTATTTTTTTTATTATATGTATATTAAATCACAATACACATAAATCATGGATAATGAAATTAATGATATTCGATCAGCAAAGGAATTTAAAGGAATAACATTTTCTGAATTTAAAAAATCCGATGTTAAAAAAGAACTATTAAAATGCTTAATTAGTTCCAATATAGAATCATCAATCTATTGGTCCGCCGAATTAATTTGTTCAGGAAATTATATTGATTTATGGGACATAATTATTTATTTTTTTAGTAAATATATTCATTTGGGGAATCCTAAATTATCTGTTTATCTAGAAGTAAGAATTCAAACATTTAAAACAATATTACAAAATGGATATGTTCAATCAGAACTTTCAATGCGTAATAATTCAAAAATAAGAAAATTATTTGCAGAAATTATGTTTATATTATGCAGTGTTAAACGACGTCATTGTTTCGAATCAATCAATATAAAAAAGGAGGAATTTGAAATGATAAATATGACAAATAAATTAAAAGCCCCCAATGTTTATTATGCGAATTCTGTTTTTAAAAAAGATGATCCTAAAGAATTATTTATAGCAATCAATGAATTAGTATATAATATATCCAATGATGGTAAAAATACAATACAAGCGTGTTATTGGGTTGAGTGGATAATGGAGTTTGAGCACATTTGTAAAACGAAAAAAGAAAAATGCATATGTGAAAGACGTAACAACATGCCAGTTGATAGCAAATTTCAAATGGACATAATATGGATAATATGGGATGTTTTATTGTATTATTCAAATGATAAAAGCGAATTAATAAAAAAAATTATGAAAAGTTTGTTGAATTTATATTGCTTGCGATATGGTAATAGTCAAAGCATTTTTAAAAAACGTAAATATTTGATATATTATGCAGTTTCAATTTTAACAGAAACAATTATAAATATTGGAAACGAAGAATTACTTTCCAATGAACAAAAAGAAAAATTGGTAATTGTATTGAACAAAATAGATAATATTTATAAACAAATAAAAAAAAATGAAAAGTCACCTAATACAGATTACTTGTTTAATAACACATCCAAAAGTAATTTAGAGAAAACAATTGAGAAACTAGAAAAAATGAATGCATTTGGAGAAGAATTTGTTCCTAGGGTATAATTTACTTTCTATGTATCGACTTGCATATCCACATATATCCACATTTATAAAAAGAAAAATATTATGATATAGTAAGAACAACCATGAATAAATATCATAATAAAACTGCTACTGCTACACGCAACTCACAAAATAGAAACAGAAACAGAACCAAAAAAAATTTACACAAATTACCTGGAAACGTTGATGCGTTTGAGAGAGAAATAACAGTGCGTTTTTTAGAAACAATCATTATGATCAAATTATATCATTGGAAAACATATAGTTATGCAACTCATAAAGCAACTGATGATTTATATAGTAAAGTAAATGAAAATATGGATCGATTTATTGAAGTTTTATTAGGAAAGGCGGGAAATCGTATCAATCTATTGAAAACCAATAGTATAAAACTAATGGATTTTAATTCATCCGTAGAGGATATGAAAAAATTCAAACATGAAATTATCAAATTTAAAGAATATTTAGTAAATTTAAATTCAAATCCATTTATGGTTAAAATGTCGAATACTGATTTATATAATATTCGTGATGAAATATTGGCTGATTTGAATCAATTTTTATATTTGTTTACTTTCAAATAATAATAAAAAAACACATACTAAAACAAAAACAATTATTAGTTTTATTAGATCATTTTTAATTCTAACATATATATAATACACGAAAATGAATTCAAATAACAACAATAATGAATCAAATAACATGGAAAATAAACTAAGTTCTTTATCTTCAAGTATTCAGTCTGGAATCAAATCACTTACTAGCTCATCAAGTGTGTCATCACCTGGAATGGGTGATTCTTCTAATTCAAATACATCATCTAAAAAAATATTGGGAATGGATTGGAAGATTTTTGTATTAATTATTATTATTTTTGGTTTATTGGGTGTAAATATATTTGTATATTTAGCAGTTGGTACACAAGATGTTATAAACGCGATAAAACCAATTACAACAGCGTTTAGTAATTTATTTCATTCAATTTTTAAAGGGTCTATTTTAAATATTTTTAGAAATGCTATTCAAGGAGTATATGATTTGTTATTTATAGCTCAAGGAACAATTAAAGGTGGTGTTTCTGCTGCAGATACATTAACTGTTCAACAAAATGGTAACAATTCATTGAATAATGTAATAAATTCAAGTAATACTCCATCACCTAGTACACAATCATATAAACAACCAACATCTTTACCACAAACAGTTGCATCAAATGGTTCTATCAAAAATAATGGACAACAACCACAGACATCACAACAAATACCACAACAACCCACATCACTAAAAAATATTCCAGCGCAGAATGTTGCTAATTCAATACCACTTGCAAATTCATTAAACAACAAAGCATTAGATAAAGCGTTAAATACAGCATTGATTGAAGATACTACAAACACAGGTCCTATGAATAATTCGAATAATACTAATATGATAAATACTTTTAATTATAAAGCGGATGATTCAATGAGTAACATTCAACAAAGTAAATCTAATTCAAAATCTGGATGGTGTTTTATCGGTGAGGATAGAGGATTTCGTAGTTGTATTCAAGTAAATGAAAATGAAAAATGCATGTCTGGTGATATTTTCCCTTCACAAGAAATATGTATTAATCCTAATTTGAGACAGTAGGTGTAATTGATTTATAAATCTTATATGAATTACATAAACTAAAAAAAATATAAAAAATGATATAAAAAATTTATCATTTTTTATAATAACTACTAGTAATAACTAAAATAGCAATGAATGAAAAAACATGGCAAAATATTAAAATTAAACCAAAACCTAAACAAATCGATCAAGAATTATTGAATGCATGTTATTTTGGAAATATAATAGGGGTCAAGAAATGGTTAAAAATGGGGGCAAATGTTGAATACGTAGAAGAACGCGATGGATGGTTGCCATTGCATTATGCTGCAAGATGGGGTGATTTAGATATGTTAAATTTATTGATAAAATATGGTGCTGATGTAAATGGTAAAACAAAAAGTAGAGAAACCGCATTACATAAATGTGGTCGATGGGATAGAAAAGATGCTGCAATAATATTGTTGAAATTAGGTGCTGATCCGAGTGTTAAAAATAGTGATGGTAATAGAGCATCCGATATGACGGTTGATCCAGAATTAAAATTTCTTTTGGATAATTTCAATGAATACAAAGAAATTATAAAAAATAAAAAGTAGTTACTATTTTTATATGGGTCTAGAAACAATCGAGTTTGCGGAGAGTAGACCTTTATAATTTGTTGGAAATTGCCCACCATCAATTGCTGAAGAGTTATTTATTTTAGATTTAGCAAAGTAAGTAGGTGACCCAAGTGTATAACATAATTCTGTATCAACACCATTTTCTCTCGGAACATTTGAACAACTTGAAGGGAAACAAACGATAGGATTATAATCACAAACAATTTTGGTTTTACCGCTACATATATCTTCAAGGACTCCAATTATAAGATTTCCGCCATCAGGAATATTTTTATTTTGTGGGGTATTCACGACCGGTTTTATATCAGGTAATGTAAATTTATTTTTAGAAGGGGTAGGTGGTGGTGGAGGAAGTATATTAGGAACAACACTAGGGGTATTGTTATTTGGAGGTAAGGTGTTTGCTGGTGTTTGTGGAGTATATGCAGGACATGTTATTGGTTCTGTTGTTTCTGCTCCAGTTTCAGAATTAATAACAGTGTAATTAACACGTTTCAAATAATTAATATTTGGATCTGTAAAAGTTTCAGTTTGAGTAGCATAACCTTTTTTTGAAATCCATTTACCTTTACTTATTAAAGCATATGTTTGATTTTTTGTTAATTTATTTGTATGATGTATGTAAGCATATTGCAATACATTTCCTTTTTTAAACATTTTAAATTCATCATCTAATTTGCTAATTAAAACGTATTTTTTTAATATAGGAACATATATTGTATCGTTTGCATTTAAGTTATTATTCAAATAATTAATTGTACGGTTACAAATTGTTTCTCTTCTATACCATGGAGTTGTTGTTGATACAAGGTAATTTGGTCCCAAACAACTCATATTAAGTTATTATATGTATAGATAATAATAAACATAATAATGCAAATATCATGTTTATTTTTTGTTGATTGTTGTTAGTTGTTTATTTATCAATATAAATATCTAAGGATTGAATTCATTTCTACTATCAGCAAAATACCATCGTAATGATAAATAGTTAGGAAATCGTAATTGTAATCCACTTGAACTAGTATTACTAGTATTTGTTTTAGTAGTTGGACCTCTAAATGCAATTCTTTGAATATCAACAGAATTTAATGCTTTATTAAAATACCATAAATTAGAAATATATCCATTAAATCCACCATTCATAGCAACATATACATTGCCATAGTTTTGTTTTGGGACTCCAGATAAATTTGTTGATTTTGTTATAACTCCATTGATATAGACATCAAGAGTTGTATTTACGCATTTTATAATAACATTTACCCATTTATTTAATGGAATATCTGGAATTCGAACTTCTTCATTGATAACTTCATTTGTGTTCATAATAAGTAATAATTCGTTTTTATAAGGAGTTAAATATAAACCAGGTGCATTATTTGGAAAGTTCAATCCGTTGGGTAAAAAACTATCAGTTCCTTTACTAAAAATATGTCTATATACTCCTGCATTACTAGAATTAAAACGATTACCTGAAGTGTCTATTCCATTAACATATATCCATACAGACCATGTAAATTCAATACCTCCCGATTGATTAATAGATCTAGATACCGTTTTTGCACCTTTTACACTTGGATTTTGATTAATGACTAAACTTTGCGTAGCATCTACCATACCATTAATTAAATGTGGATTTTGACCACGATTAAATATAACACTTATTAGCATGATTCCTAAACGTAATGCTATAATAAATCCAAAAATAACTAATAATAAAAATGCTACCTTTGATATTAAACTATTTGATTCTGAAAATATACTATTGCTTGTTGAACTGGAACTAGATTTAGATCCGGAAGGTGTTGAACCGCTACTTTTTAAAGTAAATTTATTATATAAAGAATTTTTATCAGGATTGCTACTCATTTGTATTGTCTATTATTTATAATTTTCTTAAATGTAATATAAATGATATTAATAAAATATTTATGGGTATATTATATATTATATATATAAAAATCATTTTAAATTTTTATATATTTCAGATTACCTTATAATCTAAAATATACTGTAAAATATTGTCTGCAAACAAATGTAAAAATATAAAGAAATATTGAGAAATTCATAATTTGATTAAATTAAATCTGAATAGTATTAACTGGTGTGTTGTTTTTCATTAATGTCACATCTAATTTATATTGTCCGAACATACTAGCTAATTTACCACCTGTACTAGAATAACCACTGTTATAAACATTCCAGGCTTGTTGTGGATTTAATGGTGTATTCCAATATTGAAATTTTGATGTATATCCATCAAAACCACCTTTTGGTGTTATGTAAATAGATGGTGGATTTGTAGTTGGTATTTTTGCTACACCTGGTAAAACGCATGTTTTTACTAGTTTTCCATCAATATAAACATCCAATGTTCTACCGTAAACACTTATCAATAAATTTACCCATGCTTGTATAGGAACATTTGCTACATTACATGTATGTATTAAATTTACATTAGGATTTGGAGAACCTTGACAACTTAGAACAATTCCTAAATTGTTTTCAACTGCACCCAATACAACTAAAGGACATGGATTTACTCCATATACATTTTGAACACCCGATTGTGTATTTCCACTACTGTCTGTACCACCTGGATTCAATCTACCAAATAACACTTTTGGTTTTCCATAATTGTAATTCCAATCATTAATATAAAACCAAATAGAATAAGCAAAATTAGATGAGGTTCCATTATTTCCACCTACTAATTTAGTAGCAGGAATAATAACTTGTGTTTGTGCATTTGAAACCATACTAGACAATGTATTACTTGGTCTCATAAAATACATAATAGTAAAATATATCAATATAATGATAAAGATGATTAAAAAAATATTCATGACTGTTTATATATTATAATTGTAGAAAAATAATAATATATATATTCAAAATATATTTATTCCATGTATAATAAATGTAAAATTGTAACCAGCAAATTGCTAAAACAGTAGTTTTGCTCTTATTGAGGTAAAGAATTAAATATTCTGGTAAAAAAGGAAGGTGCCATTACATAGGGTGTTGGTATATTACCATTATTTGTAGAATTTTGTGTGGTACTTTGAGGAGTAGTTGATGGCATTATTGCAGGTGATTGAGTTAATATAGTTGTATTTGAATCGCTTCCGTATTGTGTATATGTTTTTTTATTATTTGGTTGTTTATTCGGAATAAATACCACTGTTTTGTTAAAATTAGAATAAGTGATTGGTGGTGTCTTGTTTTTAAATAATTCATACAAATAATATATTTGTGTATAAGTAAGTGGTTTATTGAAAAATGTCATATTACAAATGCCACCACTTATACCATTATTACTACCAATTGTTAAAAAACTGGATACGTCAATCCATGGTACTACGCCTGGTTGTGATTTGACTAATTGTCCATTATAAAAAATGTCCATAGTTCCATTATATAAATTCAATGCAATATGATTCCATTTTTGCAATTGAATGTTTTCTAATCGAAATATTTCTTTGTTTGCATTTTTATCAAAGTGAATTATATTGTTGGATCCGTCTCTCATGTAATGTCTGCCTTCTTTTGTAGTTCTTGTGTTGGTTCTTTTTGTTCCGTTTGGATTATCGGATACATTGAATCCTCTATTATATAAAAACTCACTCATATCAACGTTTGAAATATCAATATTTTCACGACTATATTTTTGTGTAAATATCAATGTATTTTTAACGCCGTTATATAAAATATTGGGAGTTTCTGCAAAATTAAGAACAGATCCATTGGATAAGTATAAATTGCTTGTACTAGGTGGTTCAGAATCTATATACAACCAAAAAGATAATCCATATTGATAATCAGGTGTAGACATATTTGTTAATTGTTGCATTGTAAATAAATCGGCTTGTTTATTCGTATAAATAGTTTGATTTGTAATTTGTTTTCCACCTTGCAATTGTATTTTTTCAGTTAAATACGGGAAAAACATGTAAATCAACAACAATAAAATCATTATTAACAATAATATAAAGGATCCTATATTGGTTTTGGTATATTCGTTATTAAATGCATCTTTTACAGATAAATTTGCATTTTTTGTTATACTTGATGGAATTAAATAATGGATAGGTGTTTCTATTAAATAAATAAATAAACAAGGTATATACATGATAACATTATATATAAGTTGAAAAAATGGGCTATTTTTTAAATAAGTTCCAATATCAAAAAAACGATATACTAAACTTAAAAATACAACGACAATAAATAAATTAATAAATAATGCTAATATAGAGTGTTTTGATTGAATATTTCCATACAGTTTAAAAATATAATACAAGAGCACACCAAGGCCTCCCATTATTAAAATAAAAATACCAGCATTCAATATATATCGGTATATTGAACTTCTAAACGTATTATTATTAAAGCTTTTTTTGGATAACGTTTTATCATAAGTTAATAATATTGCAATCAAAGAAGCACCTACAAAAATGGAAATAAATGTTATAATTGTAAAATAAGTTGTAGCAATTTTAAATGGATTGAAAATATACAAACATATTAATAAAAATAAAAATCCAAATAAAATAAACAAGTACATTTTATTAGTTTTTGGCGCTTTATTAATAGTATTGTTTATCATGATTTTTATAAAATGTATTTTATATTATATAAATAATTTATTTTTACATATTCTCCATAGCAGTTTTTTTACCATGACAATCTCTACAAAGAGCTATTAAATTATCTACTTCATTACCACCTCCATTTTCTAGTCTTATTTTATGATCAACTTCAAACCATGCATTGAGCTGATTTTGACAGTGACCACATCTCCAGTTTTGTAATGATGCTACATATTTTTTCTTTGTTTCACTTACAGAACGTTTTGTTGCTTTTTTATTGGTAATTTCATGTGTATTGTTACTGTTACCGTTCCCATTTCCATATCCATAATTGTTATTAACACGTCCAGACTCTAATATTCGTCTTTCAGAAGACTGAATGCCTAATTTATTAAAAAAACCACTTCCATATGGATATTGTGTTCCTCCTGTTTGATTTGATAAATCATTCATAAAAGATGCATTTCCTAATCCATTTTCACCTTGAGATGTAAAATCCAAAATAGGACTAATCATATCCAAAGATGATTTATCAATTGGCATGTATTTAACCATATTGTTGGCATTCATTAATATTTTTCTACTATCGTTAGGATTACGTTTTATAATAAGATAAATACCTATACCTAATAATCCGAATACAGCTATTTGATAATATTTTTTATAGGACATTATTTTTTTCAAAAATTTTCCATCATGATATGCATTATACATTAAAAAAATAGTAATACCAGCTATTAATAATTCTATTTTCATTGATTGATTATTAATGAGATGTAATATAATACGATATGTTATAATACGATATGTTATAATACGATATGTTATAATACGATATGTTATAATACGATATAATAATATGTTACGTATATACATATAATTATATAATTGTTTTTGATGATGTCATAATTTATTTTTTTGAATAAGAACTAGAAAAAAATTGAATAAATTTTGCTGTCTCGGTGTTACTGGTTCCAGATTTACCACTAACACTAGTGGTGTCATCACTATTTTTTTCATTGTTTATCTTACGCTTATATCTTTCTAAAATACTACGTAGGGAATCAGAATGCTCTCTCTCCGCATCATCAAACATTTCATTTAGCTCCAACAATTCTCTCTTAATATCAACGTGATTAATAGGTTCTAAAGGATTTTCATATAAATAATGTATGATAATATGTTTAATTTTTTCACAAATCTGAATATCTATTTTTGAAAGCTTCTCTCGTTTTGTATAACTCATTATATTCAATATAGGAAAATACGAAAAAACAAATCCCCATATATCAATCGATTTCAAAAATATGTTTTTAAAATAATCATGTAAATCTAATTTTTTATTTTTAACATTTGTGTATTTATAAACGATTTTAGATATGTATTCTATAATATAATAATAAGTGTATTCAGCAGTAATAATATCACTTTTTATTTTTTTATAAAGAGGTTCAATATTTTCATGAAACAATGTTTGCATAATTTTATTAATATAACGAATATGTCCAGTCTTATATTCTTTATTAATATGAACAAAATGTTCTATTATAAAAGCTCTTATGTCAGAATAATATATATTGTCAGCAATTTTTAATCTAGCTGTTAAATATTCTTCATATCCATCTTTAAAATCATTATTTAATATTATTACCGAAAAAGGAATATTGAATTGAATTGGACGATTAAAATGACCTCGAGATATAGGAAAAATATCATTTGAATTATAATTAGCATAACTTGTTGATAATCCCCAATCAATTATTTTACATTGATAATCGTTGTCCATTAAAACATTTCCAGCTTTAATATCAGAATGATATATATGTAAATTATTCATAGGTATTATAGCATGGGTCAATAGATCTATAAGAGAATTATTTATTTTTTTGTAGTCATCATACGAATTACATTGTTTAATAAAATCATCCAAATCTTTTCCACCATTGGGCATATTAATGGCTAATATTGAATCCAATTTTTTATTAATAATTTTTTTGGTGATTTTCTTCTTATTTAACGCTTTACATTTCGTTTCATAATCTTGCAAATCGGATTTTGATAATGTGTTAGGTTCGCATAGTTCAATATCATCAATTAGAAAATATTTTTTATAATTAGGTATGGTCTCTAACCATTTTTTGTATTTCATTATTTCATCATATTCTTTTTGTGCGTTTTTTGCCAACATTAATTTTGTAATTTTTTTATTTTTAAAATTTGATATATTATCATCATTTTTGGTTTTACATTTAACAGATGGAATTAATAAACAACCATAACCACCTGATCCAACTACTTTACCACCATTAATTTTTTTGGCAAATTTATTTTTTCTAGTATTTTTGTTTGACTTGTTTGATTTTATTAATTTATTACTTGACGACTTTTTTTTTGTTTTATTCATTATAACAACAAATAATAATATCAATCAAAAATAGATGATTACTAATATATATCTATATTATTTTTGTGTATAAAAGTAGATTAATAATCCTATCAACACAATAATAAATGCAACATATATTATTTTTTTCCGCAATCTCATATGTTCTGTCCAATGTATTTTTTTTGGTTTGTATTGTTCGTAGTATAACGTATAAAATTGTTCTAAAGAAATGACTGGTTTTTCTAATTTTTCGTTTATCTTGTTATGAATAAAATGCGTCCAACGAATGAACGATTCTTTTGAGTCTAAATACGGAACAACTGGATACAAATTTAACATTTTACTAAATTCATTTCCAATGCTTTCTATTGGGATAAAAAGTGCAAAATTTTGAATTAAATCATAGTATTTTTTTTTAATAACTGAATTAGGATATTTGGGGTAAGTCATTGCAATTGTATGAATAAAAAACCAATAATGGGGTCCCCAAACATCTGGATCTAGTTTTTTATTTTGATATGCCATTAAATTGAAATGATATAAAAAGATCCCATAATAAACATATAAACCAAATTAAAAGAAGAAAAAATAAAAATAGTTGCATATAGTGAATATGAATAATTCGTCTTCTGTATGTAATAATTGTGGCAAAAACAATCATAATATATATCAATGCAAGTTGCCAATAACTAGTTATGGTGTCATTGTTTTTAAAATTAATAATAATATATTAAATTATTTAATGATAAGAAGAAAGAATAGTTTTGGATATATCGATTTTATAAAGGGGAAGTATTCAATTAACAACATTGAACAGATACAAAATAATATTGATGAAATGTCCAATTATGAAAAAACCATATTAGGGTCACAATCCTTTGATTTTTTGTGGAAACAATTATGGTGTGAAAATGCTAATTTATCCAATTATAAAAATGAAGAGTATGTGTGCTCAAAAAAATTCGACGCGATTAAAAATGGTATTATGATAGATAATCAATTAATAACATTAGATGAACTACTAGAGAATAGTAAAACAAATTGGACAGAAACTGAATGGGAATTTCCAAAAGGACGTAAAAATTATCAAGAACGTGATATTGATTGTGCTTTGCGTGAATTTGAAGAAGAGACTGGAATATCAAAAGAAAATATTAGTATAATTGAAAATGTATTACCATTTGAAGAAATTTATGTTGGATCTAATCACAAAATATACAAACACAAATATTTTTTAGGACTTATAAAAAATAGTGATTCCATTGGATCCAATAATTCTTCTGTTTTTGATTCATATTCTGATTATGATTTAACATTGTATCAACAGTCAGAGGTCAGCAAATTAGAATGGAAAACCATAGAACAATGCCTAGAAAGCATTCGACCTTATAATTTAGAAAAAAAAACAATCATAACAAATGTTAATAAAATTTTGCAGGAGTTTATTTTGTGTCAGTGAAAATGATGGGTTTTTATTTTTGTTATTACGTATGTGTATTAGTCTATAATTACATATACATTTCTAGAGACAATTTCTAGTTTATTATTTAGATCTGGATGATCAATAGTTATGGATTTACCTGTTTTAGATACACCAATTATTTTTTTTATTATATGACTTTCTCTAGTTTTGAAAATTATATCATATCCAATATATTGAAATACATTATCAGTAGTTAGTTTTATGGTATTCATTTTATTGTGGCTAATTATAGTACATTTATTTATATAGTTGGAGTTCATTTTTTTTATATAATATACAAATTATAGCCCCATTTTTTCTAACATTATCATATCAGGTAATGTATTTTTATTATATATAATTAATTTATTACTATTAGTAATAAAATCATATGTATTTTTTTTATTTGTAAACATCCATAATAAATATACTATAATTACAAACCCAGTAAAATATAAATCCTTTTGCGTGATTTTGGTATTCCAAATAGTATAAAGAGGAATAATTTTAAGTAAAAACATCATAATTATAAAAAGAAAAATCAAATTAAATTTTGTATTATAATAAAACATTAATAATAATATACAGATGTTTTCAAATAAACCTAATATAATTACAAATTTTGGATTGTAAGTTATAAAATTGCATATATACAATATATACCAAAAAATTATCCAATAAGAAAATATATAATCAATTCTTATCATACTATTTTATATTTATTATTTTTATATAACCTATATAAAATAATAAAATATAATAATAAAATATAATAATACAAATAGAATATTATTATATTTTAAATGATAAATGGTGAAAATTCGATTGAAGAGGATGAATCTGGTTTAGAATCAGGATCCGACTCAGAATCAGAATCAGAATTAGAATCAGGATCGGTATCTGAAACTATAACTCCCATAAATATAGGTGAAACGGAAGAACTTGGTGAAATAGAAGATATTAATACTATTCAAGATTTACTAGAAGAAGATGAAGCAGTTGAAAAAGAAGCAGTTGAAAAAGAGGAAAAACAAGTGAATCAAGAAAAAAACGATTCAGAATTAAAAATCGATTTTGACGCAAACAATTGTGGAAATTTAGAAAATCAATTCAGTAAAGAATGCAACAAATTTCTTTTAAAGAAAGAATTAATGGAATATGAGTTTTTGTCAGAACATCCAGAAGAATCAGAATATTTATATCCTTCTTTGAATGATCCTAATTTTAATATAAAAATAGCAGAGAGAAAAGAATTCAATGAAACCCAATATGATGGATCTTTACATGACATTAAAGAACACGCTGATTATTTGAGTAAATTAAAATTCGAATTCGCACCCCATCAGATTTTTGTCAGGAATTTTCTCTCGTTTCAAACCCCTTATAATAGTTTGTTGTTGTATCATGGTTTAGGTACAGGTAAAACTCTAGCATCTATAGGTGTTTGTGAAGAAATGCGAGTATATTTAAAACAACTAGGGATAAAAAAACAAATTATGATCATAGCATCTCCAAACGTCCAGGACAACTTTAAAATACAGTTGTTTGATGAACGTAAATTAAAACTAAAAAATGGTTTATGGCAATTGGATTCCAGTATTGGTAACAATTTATTAAAAGAGATCAATCCTACTATGATAAAGGATATATCCAAAGAAAAAATCGTAAGTCAAATAAAAGTTCTTATTAACAATGCTTATACTTTTATGGGTTACGATGGTTTTGCCAACTATGTGCGAAGAGTTCAAAGTGTAAAAGGTGATTTTAAGAACGAAAAAGAGAGAGAAAAAAGAATGATGATGAATATTCAAAAAGAGTTTAATAATCGGTTGTTGGTTATCGATGAAATACATAATATTCGTATATCAGAAGATAATGAAAATAAAAAAGTGGCGTTGTATCTGATGTCCCTTGTTAAAAATACAGAAAACATGCGACTTCTTTTATTATCCGCGACACCCATGTACAATAGTTATAAGGAAATAATATGGCTTATTAATTTGATGAATGCCAATGAAAACAGGGGGTTAATTGAAATTAAAGATGTTTTTGATAAAAAGGGCAATTTCAAAGAAGGTGGCGAAGAATTGTTGGTGAGAAAATTAACAGGGTATGTTTCTTTTGTTCGTGGAGAGAACCCATATATATTTCCGTTTCGTGTTTATCCGAATTATTTCTCTCCAAAAGATACCTTTTTTGAAAACCAGGATCTTACCTATCCATTGTATCAAATGAATGGTAAGAATATAAACCCAGATGATATATTAAAATTTACTAGCATTTATTTGACGAAAATAGTAGATTATCAGTCCGATGTTTATTCTTATATCATTGAATATTTAAAAAATAAAAACAGGAAAAACATTGAGGGTTTAGGATCTGCGAGAGAATTATCATCATTCGAGACAATGGAATCATTTGGTTACACATTATTGCAAATGCCAATTGAAGCATTAAATATTGTTTATCCGATTGAAAATTTAACAGGGAATGAAAATGGGGGTGAAGACGGAAACACGAATCCATTAAAAATGATAGGTGGGGAAGACGGAGAGGGTGGAGAGGGTGAATCGGGCGAACAAACCAGGGAAGACAACTCCGAAACAATTACAACACAAATTGATCCTCATACAATGATTGGAAAAGTGGGTTTAGAGAGAATGATGGATTTTGTGGATACAAAAATACCATTGGAAAAAGGACGGTTTGAATACAAAGAAGAAACTATTTCTCAATATGGACGCATCTTTTCTCTCGACAACATTGGAAAATACAGTAGTAAAATAAAAAATATATGTGATAATGTAATGAAATCAGAAGGTCTCATACTTATTTATTCACAATATATTGATGCTGGGTTAATACCCATGGCACTTGCGTTGGAAGAAATGGGATTTACTCGTTACGGTAGTAATTCTCTTTTTAAAACTCCTCCAACAGAACCACTGGATTCAAAAACAATGAAACCTCGCGTTCGTGGTGCTACGAGTGGAGCAGGTTTTAAACCCGCTAGATATACAATGATTACAGGTGACATTCGATTATCACCAAATAATGATGAAGCAGTGAAAGCGCTCACAAACAATGATAACATGAATGGAGAAAAAATTAAAGTGATTCTAATTTCAAGAGCGGGTTCAGAAGGTGTCGATCTTAAATTTATAAGACAAGTGCATATAATGGATCCATGGTATAATATGAATCGTATTGAACAAATTATTGGTAGAGCAGTAAGAAGTTTTAGTCACAAAGATTTACCTTTTGAAAAACGTAATGTTGAGATTTTTATGCATGCCAGTCTATTAAAAGACGAACAAATTGAATCAGCTGATTTATATATTTATCGAATGGCTGAATATAAGGCAATACAAATAGGAAAGATAACTCGTATTTTAAAGGAAACTTCCGTGGATTGTTTATTGAATCAAGGGCAAACCAATTTTACACAAGAAAATTTTGCCGAATTTTTAGATAAAAAAATAAAACAAAAATTATCCGATGGAACGGTTATAGATGATTTTCCAGTTGGTGATGTTCCATATACAATTGCATGTGATTATATGGATAATTGTCAATACAAGTGTCGTCCGTTCAAGAAAATAACCGAAGAAGATATCAACGAAGATACATATAATTCTACCTTTTTAATGATCAATTCTGATAAAATTAAGGAGAGAGTTCGACAATTATTCAAAGAACGATTTTTTTATAATAAAACAGATTTAATATCAGGGATTAATTTGCAACATAAATATTCGATTTCGCAAATATATGCTACTTTAACAGAAATGATTCAGGATGATAATGAACTCGTAGATAAATATGGACGTGCAGGATATTTAATTAATATTGATGAATATTATTTGTTTCAACCGATGGAAATAAACAACGAACGCATAGGTATATTTGAGAGAAGTGTCCCGATAGATTATAAACACAATAAAATTCATTTTGAATTAGAACAAGAACAACAACAAGAAAATGAATCCATGTATGTAGGCAATGAGACCATAAATAAAAACAATCGTATAGATAGTGGAATAATAGAGATTCAAAAAATAAAAAAAACACATGCTATAGATGAATTATTAACAAGACTGAAAGAGTATTTTAATTTAGCAATTAACACGGTTTCAATTCATAGAGGTGAAGATGATTGGTATAAATTTATCGGTGTAACAATACAA